GCCGGTCGATCTCCGTCTGGAGCAGCGCCGCGTCCATCTTGTCGCCGGGCGCCTGGCCGGCCTCCAGGAATTCCATTCGCCGGGCCAGCTCCCGCACTCGGCGCATCAGCTCCACCCTGCGCCCGAACGAGATCTTCGCCAGCGTGAAAGTCACCCCGCGCGCCACCCGCGAGTCCACCGTCCTCAGGCTTTCGTAGTTCATGGTTATGCGAACGCCACCGCGATTTCGTCGTTCACCGTGCCCTGCGCGCGCGATTGCCGGAATTTCCACTGCAACCGGTTCTGGCCGTCGTCGAACTCCGGCACCTCGGGAATCACGCTTTGCAGGTACACGCCCATCACCTGTCCCTCCGCCACGCCCAACTGAAACATGACGCTGATCGGCGATTGCTGCCGGGCGGCCTGATATAGACCTTTGGTAGCGTCGTCGTCCTGGCTGAAGAGCTCGAATGCCGCCGTTACGGAGCGCTGGCCCGGAGAAATGCTGCGCGGCAGGTTCGATCCGAACTCCCTGGACCGCGTGTCCAGTTGGTTTTTGAGAACGATGGATGCGCTGGTGATGGTGAGGAATTGCGTTGGCGAAGTTCCCAGCCACGCCTCGCCCATGTTCCCCGGCACAATCGAATAGTCGAACGCGGCCAGCGCCGGCTCCGCCGGAAAGCTTTGAAGTTGCCCGACGTTGGCGGAGGTGAAGCTGCTGCTGTCGAGCACGTCCTGCGCCAAGCCGCTGAAGTGAAACTCGTGGTAATCGCCGTTCACCTGGATTTCCATCTGGTCGACGGCCGCCCCGCACAGCAGCCTCTGCAGCGCCGTCGCCGGGTCCCAGTAGTCGAACACACTGGCGCTCGGCAGCTCCGTCGCCGGCACATAGGTGACCGCGGCGCCCAGTGCCGCGCCGGTTCCGGGCAGGACGGTAAACGGCGCGTTCAGTTGCACCGTGCTGGCGTCCACGATCGCGGCCACGAACCGGATTTCCCCCGCGCACGAGACCGCCTGTCCCGCGCCCAGCCCGTGCGGCGCTGCGAACCCCAGCCTTCCGCCCGCCGTGGCGGATGCCGCGGTCCCGCCGGCGAACTGCAGCGGCGCGCCCCCGAGTGCCGCCTGAAACAGCGGGCCGTATCCCGGGTTTCCGCCCGTTTTCTGCCAGCTCGTCATGTAGGTCTGCAGCTCGAAATTCGTCTGCCGCCGCCCGCCCGGCGACTGGCCGGGAAACGTCCGGCTGCCCGTCTTGTCCTTTCGCTGCGCCGCCTCGAGTTTCTGCTGGACCGTCAGCTTCAGCGCCGGAATCCGGTTGCCGGACGTGATCGATCCCACCTGGCCGTAGCTGGTTTCCAGCGCCGTGTAGAACCGGTTTGCGTTAGAGGAAATATAAGAGGTCATACTAGCTTTTACTCACTCCAATCTCGAAGGTGACCTTCGCCACCTGAATGAAATTCTTCCCGCCTTGCTTGACGGCTCCGAAGGACGCTTCGTATCCGCCCGCGTAAAACATCCCATCGCCCCAATCGCCACGGTTCGCGGCCAGCACCTGCGTGGCGGCGTCCGTGTAGAGTTGCAGACTGTCCTGGAGCCCCTCCAGCCGGTCCTGGGAATGTCGAACCTCGATGGTCATCTGGGCCGTGCCGGAGAAGGTCCGAAACTTCTCCGTCAACTGGTTCGTCACCTTCTCGCAGTACACGTTCACAACCGGGTACTTCACCGTGGTGCTGCGTTCGGCCAGTTCCGCCGCCACGTTCTGCCCGCGCACCTGCGCCATGTCCAGCGGACCGGCCAAGGCCTGGTCCGCTTGTGTGAGCGCGGCCAGACTCGCATTCACGCCGCTGGCGCCGGTGATGAGCTGCATCACTTGGGCGGTTGTTGCGCTACCGATCTTCGTCGTCATCAGCCCCTCTGGATCGCCCGTGGAACCGGCTTCAGGTAACTGGGACGTTGCCCCGGTCCCGGCGGTCGCCCCGCCGCCAGGGGCACCGGTTGCAGCCAGGTCTGCCCGATGGCGATGGGCGAACTGTTTTGCAGCGCCATCGAATCGGGGCCCACGCCTACATAGACGTTCCATCCCGCCGCGGTCTTTGGCGGATTGCCTGCCGGCTGGACCAGTAGCGAGCTGCCCGTGGTCGCGATGGTTGCCGGTAGGGCGCACGCCCCATCCTCGCCCCCGGCGTTGACCCAGGCCACGGTCGCGTAGTAGGTTTCATCCGGCAGCGGGGTGCCCGGTGGCGGGGCCGCCGCGGCCGTCACCACTGGCATGGAAGCCCGCGGCACGGGGACCGACGCCACGCCGATCCCGGCCTGAACCAGCATTTCGTACGCCCACTTGGCCCTCAAGTGGAACTGGTCGCGCTTGCCGGCGTAGCGGTCGTTCAACTGGCTGTTGTACGCGTCGCTGTAAACCATTTCCAAACTGCGAAAGGTATGCCACAATTTCAGCGCCGGCGTCACCACCACGCTGCCCAGGTTCGGCTGGGGCGCCAGCCAGAACAACTGGTCCACGTAGCTCAGCCTGGTCAACAGCGCGTTCAGCTCCAGGGTGAGTTCGTCATGGGCCAGAAACAGTTTTTGGGTCGCGTCGATTCCCTCGACGCTGGCCACGTCGAGAAGCTGCGAATCCTGCGCCGTCAGGTCTTCCATCGACGAAGCGGGGCCATCTGTGAACAGAGCCATGGTTGTCCGCCTAGTCTTTCGAGGACTTCGAAACGCCCTTGAGCTTGTTCAGTTCCGTGGTCGACAGCACCGCGAACTGCACCTTGGCCGCCGCCGCCAGTTGGTCGGCCGCTCGCCTGGCTTCCGCGTTCGCCGCCGCGAACGCCGTGGCTTCCTCGGCGGTAGCCAGCCGCGCCGAACCTTCCACCAACATTCTCGCGGCGATTCGGCGCGTCACTTCGGTCAGAACTCCCGGCTTGCCGCCGTCCGGCGTCTCATTGCTCACCACGACGGGGAATGTGTCCGTTATCTTCGACTCCATGTCGCGAATTTTCTGGTAATAGAGATTCAGATCCATCGATTCCTCCTGAAGGAAACAGGGGCGAGGCGTAGCTCGCCCCGAACCACCGCTCCCTGACGGTCGCGGCCCCCAAAGGAGCCGCGACCGTCAGGGACCGGTTTGCCGTCCTACGTGTTGACCTGCACGCCCGAGGTGTTGCGCAGCACGCCACAGCCGTACAGCACGTCCACCGTGAACTGCTGCGCCAGCGTGTTCGGCTGGTAGCTCATCACCACGCGCATACCGAAGTTGCCCAGCTCGGCGTATTCCGCGATGGCGCCGGTCCCGGGCAGCGGCTGCGGCAGCCGCCGGATCACCAAGCCGAGAGCGTCCTTGGTGAACGCCATGTTGTGGGTGGTGACCGTGGTGGTGCCCGTCTTCTGAACGAACTGCGAGCGGAAGACGAAGAAGTCCTTGATCTTCCCGACGGTGCCTTCGATCAGCGCGCGCAGGCCTGCTTCGCCCGAGTTCTGGAATTCGCTGAAGCGCGGAATTTGCCGCCAGGTGGAATAGGTCGCCGCGTCCACCACGATGAACTTCTGCATGTCGGGCGGAATCTTGCCCAGGAACAGCGCTGTCTCCGCCGCGTCGATCACCGCTTCCGTGATCGGCGTCGCGGGCGTTCCCACCGTGGTTGTGAAACCGCCGTACAGGCTCAGAAGGTCGGTCTCGATTCGCTGCGCGATAGCGGCCACCGACGGCTGCATGTAGATCTTCAGCAGGTCTGGAACCGCCAGCACCTTGGTCACGTCTGGAATCTGGAAAGTCGCTTCCACGTGCGTATTGAGCACGATCTGCGCGTTGCCCAGACTGGGGTTTTGCGTTTGCACCGTTCCGCCCTCCAGGATGTTGTTCGCCACCATGATCGGCGGAATCGGTACGTTGACTGTGTCGCCGGCATTTGCCAGCACCGGCTCGTAATCGCGATTCACCAGGTTCCCCATTACGAGGTTCCCGACCAGCACCGGCAATGCGTCCGCCGCCACCAGCTTGACAATCGCGTTTGCGACGTTAGTTGAGGTAATAGCTGCCATTCGTTCTCCTTGATTTGTTTGTTCTTGCCGGCCGCCTGTCGTTGGGCCGGGTTGTTACTACAGGCCCCGAAGGGTCTGCGACGCCACGCGCACGATTTCCTCTCGTACCCGCTGCATCTCTTCCGCGCTCATGCCCGGGCGGATCTGTTCGAGGCTCACCGTCTCTCTGCCCGTGGACGGTGCTTTGAAGGTTGCGGTCATCCCGGTTCCGCCAGCAATGCGAGCCGGCAGAAACTCCGGATTCTCATTCACGAACGCCGCCAGGTGTTCCTTCAACGGCGTTTCGCCGGCGTCGCCGCGCGCCACCAGTCGCCCGTCCTCGGTCCGCACGATCCCGTCCTGCACCGCCTTGAACGCAAGGTCTATTTTGGCCACGCCGAGCCGCTGCAGTTCGGCTCTCACGGCCGAGCTTCGCTCGGCTTCCGCGGCCATCTGGCGGCTGCGCTTGTTTTCCGCCACCAACTCGTTGAGCCTGCGCTCCAATTGCTCCCTGCGCTTGCGCTCCTCCTGCAGTTCCGCCTTGTAAGCCGGCTCGTTCTTGGACTGCTCGTTGGTCGCGAACTCCTCGATCGCCTGCCGCACGATCGCTTGAACGTCGATGCCTTCCATATGCCTCCTATGAAACTCCCTCTACGTACTTCATCCGATCGATCTCTTCCGCCACCTGGTTCTTGACTTCCTGCCGCGCATCGCTCAGGTACTTCAAGGCCAGCTTCTTGAACACCTGCTTCTT